CCAGAAGGAGCCAAGATTGGTATAGTTAAAAGTTTGGCTATGATGGCTGGAGTAAGTGTTCAAAATTCAACACAAGTAGATGTTCTAAAAAGTTTAATGAAACAAAACAAATCTATTAAACATCCTTATGATATTGATCCATTAACTATGAATACTTGGGTTAAAATATTTCTTAATGGTGATTGGGTTGGAGTTTGTAAAATTAATCAAGCTCATGATATTTTTGAATTATTTAAGAAAAAACGTAGAGAAAATATTATTGATAGAAATACATCTATTTTATTTGATTATAAAAATAAAGAGATTAAGATATATTTTGATGGAGGACGATTAATAAGACCTGTTTTAATAGTTGATGACAATAATTTGAATTTTACTCCAGAAATTATTAAAGATATTAATTTGGAACTAAGTCAAACTGATAAAACTAAATCTTGGAGAAAAATTTTGAGTAAATATCCAAATTTAATTGAATATGAAGACATTGAATCATTGAATCATTTATTAGTAGCAGAGAGTGAACATAGATTAACTGAAGCCAAAGAATCAGAAAATCGTAAAGTAGAATATAATGATTCTAGTCAAATAAATAGATATGGTGATTATCGATATTTGAGATATACCCATTGTGATTTTCATTCATGGGTTATGTTAGGAACTGTTGTTGCTAATATTCCATTTTCAAATCATAATTATGCTAATCGTAATATCATTCACTTTTCACAAGCTAAACAATCAATTGGTGTGTACTTAACCTCTTACAAAGATCGTATGGATATCTCACAAGTTTTGTACCACCCACAAATTCCATTAGTTACTACACAAGCTATGAAATATAACGGCTGTTTAGATTTACCTTATGGTGAAAATGCTATCGTTGCAGTAGCATCCTATTCAGGATTTAACCAAGAAGATAGCATAGTTTTCAATCAGTCTTCCATTGATAGAGGTATTTTCAGAGCTGATACTTTGAAGAAATTTGAAGCTGAGATTCAAAAGAACCCATCAACTTCACAAGATGATATTTTTACTAAACCAGATCGTAATAAAGTAACTGGTATGAAACAAGGTTCTTATGATAAATTGAATGACAAAGGATATGCTCCTGAAGAAACAATTGTTGATAATGAAGATATTATCATTGGAAAAATTTCACCAATTCAACCAACTGGTAATAACAATAAAGTTTATAAAGATAGTTCAGTTATTTTCAAAACCAATGTTGAAGGTGTTATTGATCGTGTTCATACTGGTGTTTATAATTCTGAAGGATATGAAATGTACAACATGAGAGTTCGTATGGAACGTAAACCAATTGCTGGTGATAAGTTTACTTGTTATGATGATTCTCATGAAGTATTAACTACTGATGGTTGGATTAATGTAAAAGATGTTACTAAAGAACACCAAGTTGCATCATTAGTAGATGATAAATTAGTGTATCAAAATCCATCTGAAATTCAAAATTATGATTATAATGGAAATATGTATTTAGTTGAATCAAATCAAGTTTCATTGTGTGTTACACCTAATCATAGAATGTGGGTAAGAACCAAAACTGGTACAAGATATAAAACTGAATTAGCTGAAGATATTTTACATCAACGTAGATGTTACAAAAAGAATGTAAATAGTATTATTGTTTCCAAAAATTCAGAACAATTTGTGTACAATGATAAAAATGACATTACTCATTTTAAACTTGGAGATCAACTATTAGAAATTAAAAGTTGGTTACAATTTTATGGTATATGGATTGCTGAAGGTCATGTTGATAAATTTAGTAATTATGTTAAAATTTCTTCTCATAAAGATCGAGTATTTGTTAAAGTTGTTAGTATTTGTAATTCACTAAAATTAACTTATCATTCCACTAAAGATCATCCTGAAGCGAAATCAGATAATATTATTACTATTTCAAATAAACAACTAGGTCAATACATGGAACAATTTAATGTTGGTGCTGTAAATAAATCATTACCTAAATGGGTATGGAATTTAACACCTGATTTATGTTGTGAATTAATTGATGGTATGATGTTAGGCGATGGTCATACTATGGAAAATGGTACCAGAAGATATGATACATCTTCTAAAAAATTAGCTGATGATTTTCAAAGATTGTGTTTACATGCTGGTTATTCAACTAATATTTCATTAAAATATGAAGCAGGACATTGTTCTCAAGAAATTAAATCAGGAAAGAATGTTGGTAAAGTAATTAAATCGACTGCTAATGCATATCGTATGACAATTATTGAAACACAAATTGAACCACTTGTTAACAAAAATATTAAAAAGACTGGTGATAAAGTTGAAGGTAATTCAGATAAAATGATTCCATTCAATGGAAAAGTCTATTGTTGCACCGTTCCAAAAGGTGAAGGTATTATAGTTGTGCGACGATGTGGAATGATGGTTTTGAGTGGAAATTCGAGGCATGGACAGAAGGGAACTGTTGGTATTACATATCCTCAAAAAGATATGCCATTTACCGAATCTGGTATAATTCCTGATTTGATTTTGAATCCACATGGTTATCCATCTCGTATGAGTTTAGGTCACTTCATTGAATGTTTAGCATCAAAAGAAGCAGCAGAGTCTGGTCACTTTGTTGATGGTACTCCATTTAATAATTATAATGTTCAACAATTACCTGAAGCTTTAAAGAAACTTGGATACAGTCCATATGGTACAGAAAAAATGTATTGTGGTTTCACTGGTAGACAAATGGATGTAGAAATCTTTATTGGACCAGTATTTAATATTCGTCTAAAACACATGGTTTTAGATAAAGTACATGGTCGTGCACGTGGTCCAAAACAAGCACTAACCAGACAACCATTAGAGGGAAGATCACGTGATGGTGGTCTTAAAATCGGTAAACATCTTGCCGGTAAAAGTCAGTATTACAACCACTGGCTAGTCCGTATATAGCGGGCAACATTCTCAAACTGCGGGGACAACCTGTTTAAATAGTTTAGTACCAAGCTAGTTATGAAAATAATTAGTGGCTTATGTTAATTGCATAGGGAGTGTATTTTGATTTTATCAAAATTCTCACGGTTTAAAAAACCGGGTAAGGTAAAAATCTAAGCTATAGGGTTAATCCGCAACCAAGCTTCTAAAATAGAAGAAGGCTCAACGACTAGACGGGAATGGGTTTAACAAGTTAGAACTTGTTAGGCTTAAGGTATAGTCTAAACCCACCTGAGAAGGTGACTTATCGTAGGTTTTAAAATCACTATATCTAATATTTTATATTAGGGTTTTAATTCCGATGATAAGTAATATTATAGATGTCATTACCATCTTAAATATTGGTATAATTGGAAATGGAAAAAGATGCCATGGTCGCTCACGGCATGGCTCAGTTCTTAAAAGAACGTTTAATGGAAACATCTGATATTTCAAAAGTTTACGTATGTGATGAATGTGGTATGTTTGCATCAAAAGTTATTGATAAAGATTATTACAGATGCAAAGGATGTCACAATTCAACAAGAATTTCAGCAGTGGTTATTCCTCATGCATGCAAATTATTATTCCAAGAATTGACATCAGTAAATATTTTACCAAGAATTAGAACCGAACGTTCGATTCATGGTGATGAATCATAATATTATTTTATAAATTAATAAATTAATTTTATAAAACAAATTTATTTACCACCAAGGATAATTTACATTATCAACATGCACATTCTTTTTTCTTTGTGCAATCTTGGCTGCAGTCACACTTCTGATGTTGTTTCCAAAGCAGTCACAAACTTTAATCTTTGGATACTTGGCAATGCCATGTAAACGATTGTAACTGCAATTCAAATCTTTCATTCTTGGTAGCTCACTGGGATGGGGCAATGTGCGCAACTGATTTCTTGAACAGGACAACATTTTCAATCTTTTCATTGAAGGCAAAAAAACAATCTGATTGTTGTCACAAAAAAGCCGCTTGATTTTGTTCATGCTCGGAATAGCTTGAAGCTGGTTGTTGGAACAATCCAAAAATCTCAATTTCATACCAGTAGGCAGTTCGGTGAGACGGTTACCACGGCAATCAAGTTTCCTCAACTTCGGACAGCCACTGATTTCCAAAGATTCAAGATCACATCTTTGACATTCAACAAATTCCAAATTTGGACAGTTCACAATTTTCAAACGTCCGAGTTGGTTGTCTGAACAAATCACTTTTTTTAAATACTGACAGTTTTCAATAACAAGTGGTCCTTCAAGCCCACAGGACCTGATATCAATGGTCACAGCATTAGCCATGATAGTCCCAAGTGGTTGAGATGGAGCAATAGAAGTAGGGAAAGCAAAAGTAATTCTCATTTTTTGGATGATACTGAATTATGGAATGATAGTAATAATAAATATTTCAATTTTTTTATAAAAGTTTAAGCTTTTATAAAAAAATATTATCGCAATGTCTAGAGTTTTACAAAAACTCTAGCATTTGCAGACTAGAATAAATACAATTTATTCTCATTGAGCTTTTCAAGCTCAACAATTTTTTTATTTAGAAAATTGATTTTTTTTTATTATATATTATAAGATTTAATATAATGTCAAGTAATTTTGATTTAGAAGAAACTAAATTATTATCGAAAATGAATCTAAACAGTAACATAGTAATATTTGAAGAAGATAATGGAAAGTATACTGATTTAGATAAAGAAATGAAACAAACGTTATTATTAAAATTAAATAATTTTATTAATAAATATTGTATTTTAAATTTTAATGTTGATAAATATGTTTGTACCAAATGCAATAAAACTTTAGGAAGTACCGATTTTTTATATTATGAAAATGGAATTAAATATATTATAACAGAAAAATATTATCATAATTTTGCAGATCATGAAATTGTCATAAATGATAAATTATACCAATTATTATAAAATATATAGTTTATTATATATATATGTTAAGCAAAAAAAATATAATTCTTTTAATATTTTTTATTATAATTATAACTATTTTTTCATTTAAAAATAAATATGGATTTTCATTAGAAGAAGGATTGAAAATATATTTTATAAACCTTAAAAAGAATCGCGATAGATGGGAAAATAATAAATCAAAATTACCCAATTTTCATTTATTTGATGCAGTAGATGGAACAAAATTAGACGTTGATAAATTAAGAAAAAAAGGTATTTTAAAAGTGAAAAAAGAATGGTTAGAAAAATTAGGAAAAGGTGGTATAGGTTGCGCTATGTCACATATTTCAGTAATGCATGAGATAAAAAAGCAAAATGAACAATATGGACTTATTTTTGAAGATGATGTAATTATTCCAGATAACTTTATTGAACAAATTAAAAAATTAGAAAAATATTTCCCTCCAACATGGGATATTATTTATTTAGGTGGATGTAATATTAGAGGTAAAAAATATAATGATTATTTTTTAATTCCTGAAATTAAAGATGGACATAATTATTGTTGTCATGCTATTCTTTTTAATAAAAAAACTATTAATAATGTTATAAATGTATTGAATCCAATAGAAGAACCAATAGATATTCAACTTCGTACTAATTTTAATAAGATTAAAGCTTATTTTCTTCATCCAAGTATATTTTTTCAAAATAAAAAATTATTTTCAGACCGTAGATTTTTTGATAATTTTCCTCAAGAAAAAGATCCAAAACCATGGTATGTTAAGGAAACTCAAATTATTGAATAAACTAAAAATTATTATTAACCATTATATAAGTTAAATAAAATAATTTTTTTTTATATGTACCTATTTTATTTTTATTTTTTTTTTTGTATTCATAAATTTCTTTTGGGGTAGCATTTTCTTCTTTTAATTTTTTAACATCTTCTATATATTTTTTTTCATAATAATTAATTAATAATTTAAGAGATTGATATTCATATTCAAATGAAGTAAATGTTACTTTTTCTAATATTTCTTGATTTTCTAATTTTGATTCAAACAATTTTTTCAAATTATTAAAATAGTTATCTACTGATTTATATTTATTTAATCTATTCATAATTTGACCAAGTATTAGAGCATCATTTTCAAAATTTTTAAACCATGGTTTAACCATATCATAAAATACGATATCAAAAATTTTAAAATTATTTATATAGAATCTTGTTAATAAGTTCTCTATTGTGTATCTCCACATATATTTAGGAAATGCTTTTTTTAATGCAATAGCAAATTCTTCAATTAATTTTATCCTAATATTTGGATTGTTTTCAAAAGGTACAATTATTATATCAACATCATTAGTAATATTATTATCTAATAAACCATATCTATTCATTTTATATTTAATACTTGATCCACCCCTAATATGAACAAAACATTTTGAATTAGAATAATTTTTACCAAATTTATATCTATTAAACTGTAAACAAAATTCCATTAAAGAATCAAATATTGAATTAAAATTTATATCTTCTGATAATTTATAATAAGAATCTACATACTTAATATATTTTTTATGTTCTGACATATTAATTTAAAATAGATTTTTTTAATTTACTTGTATCAAAATTATCTTAATAATAAATTAATATATTTTAATTTCTTACTATCTTTAATAATTTTATTTTTATAAAAATTTACTTTATCAATTGTTTTATTTAATTCTTTATTATATTTTAAAAGTAATAAAATTAGATAATTCTTATCAAATTCTAATGATGTAAAAGTAACATTTTCTAAAGTATTAAAATTATTTAAATCTGATTTAAATTTATTTTTTAATTGTATAAAATATTCATCGACCGAATTAAATTTTAACTTTTTTATAATATTTGTCCAAATACTACAATTAAAATCTTTATAGAATGGACGAACATTATCATAAAAAACAATATCAAATATTTTAACATAATTCATATAAATTTGAAATAATTTATTGTCGAATTCATATGAACATGAAAAATTATTAAATTTTTTTTTTAATTCATCCATAAATTCTTCTACTAATTTAATTCTAATTTCTGGATTATTTTCAAAAGGGACTAAAATAATGTCAATATCGTCAGTAATTTTATTATTTGGTAAACCAGATTTCTTCATTTTATATTTTATACTAGCTCCTCCTTTAATATGGATGAAACATTTAGAACTCGAATAATTTTTACCAGATTTACTATAATTATATTCTAAGCAAAAATCAATTAATTTATCAAATAAATTATCAAAATTGTATTCATCTGGTTTTAATACTGAGTAATTATCATATTCTAAAATTAAATTTTTATTCATATTATTAACTTATATAAAATAATATAAATATATTAAATTTTGTATTTGAAAATTATTTTTGACCTGTTGCTTCTTCTATTCCTTCTTTAATTCTATTTTTAGTACGCTTTAATGTAACTCTTTCAACTGTTGGTCTTGATTTAATAATTTGTTCAGTCATAGCTGTAGCTTTATTAGCATCACCGACAATATCAATTAATGCTTTTTGAATAGTTTCTTTTTTTAAAGGGGCTTGTGTTTTACTAATATTTCTTCTTAATTTACCATCGGCGACATCTATAACTTTTTCATCAATTGTTTGAAGATAATTTAAAATAAATTCTTCTTTTTGTTTCTTTTCTGTATTCAAGTTTTTAGTTTTTTCTTTTATTTCTTTAAGCTTATCGTCAACTTCTAAATATCTTTTTACAGATTCAACAAATTCTTTAGATATTTTCTTTTTCTCTCCTTTATTTTCAGAATCAGACATTATATTACTTATATAAAAGATTTTTTCTTTAAAATATTTTTATATAATTAAAATTTGATTATGTGATTGAGTACAATAAAAGGTTGCATTATATTATGAGGAAGACCACCTCCAGCAGAACCAGAATTAGTAACTGAAGTTGGATCATTTGCTGCAGTAACTCCTGCAGCATCTGGTGCATTAATATTTTGAATGCCATTTTGTTTATCATATGTATGAGTATGTGCTGGAATTTCATTAAGAGTCAATGCATGAGTTTCTGTACCACCAACTGCACCTAAAACACGATTTGTTAAACCTGTACCTTGACCAGCCGCGATTGATACTTTACCTCTCATATCTGGTAAAGTAAATGTAGTAACTCCATCACCACCACCATAAGTGATACCAATTACATTAAAAAGTACTGGATATGCTGTTCTAAGAACATTAGCACCATTACATAACAACCAACCATCTGGAGGAACACTACCGGCGAAAGATTGTACAGTACCTGTAGGGCATAAACGATTTTGTCTTGATATTAATACTGAACTAATAAATTTATTATTGTTCATCTATATTATTAATTACATTTTAATATATAACTATTTTAAAAAAAGAAAACATTTTTTTTTAAATTAATTATTTAGAGCGTTGCATATTTTAATGCCGTTTTTAATTTTTTATAAATTTTTGCTGTTTATATTTTAATGACTTTTTATTATTTTTATATATTTTTTTATTATATGCATAAACAAAGTAATTTTATAATTATATATTTTTATTTCTAATAAAATTTTATACTATCAAGAGCATCTCCAAATAAAATAAGCTTGTGTGTATTTAATCTTTATAATGTTTTTTATTTCTAGATATTTAATAAACAAAATATAATTGTGGAAAAGAATTAAATCAATCAACTGGAATATATTATAGCAATTTTAGTATAATACTAATTAAATGTTTTAGAAGTATCTTCGTAACTACAAATTAATATTTAATAATATGATTTAAAACTAAAAAAGGTTGCATTACATTATGAGCTGCACCACCACCAGAAGCACCTGAATTAACAGATGAAACTATTTCATCAGCAGCTGTAATACCAACAGCATTAGGTGCATCTATATTTTGAACTCCATTTTGTTTTTCATATGTATGAGTATGTGAGGGAATTTCATTAAGAGTTAATGTATGATTTTCTTCACCACCAATTGAACCTAAAACACGATTAGTTAAACCAGTACCAGTACCTGCTGCAACTGATACTCTACCTCTCAAGTCTGGAAGATTAAATGTAGTTACACCATCACCATTACCATAAGTAGTACCAATAATTTCAAATAAAATTTTATAATTTTCTCTTGATACTGTTTCACCATTACATAATAACCATCCTTTTGGAGCAATATTACCTGCGAAACTAGTTACTGTTCCAGAAGGTAATGAATTTTTGCTATTAATAGATTTTATTATACTATTAATATTACTATTCATATATTATTATACTATATTTTTTTTTTACTTTAATAACTCAGTATAAAAGAATTCAACCAACTTAGTAACCGGAATTAGGTAGCTATTTCCTGTTGTATAAGGCGACAAGTATCGTTTTGATGGATCAGTTATTTTTTTAACATAATACTCACTAAATGATTCATGTTCTGATTTCTCCCATTCAAGCTCAGGATAAAATTTTTTCATTGTGTTTCTTGGACAAACATCTGTTCTATATATGTTGTATTCTCTCCAAAGAAAAAACAAAAGTTCTTTTCCTTTGGACTCACTTGCTTTTTTCAAAATGTCGGAAGATTGTATATAATCATCCTTTGCAACATCAAATTGCCATCCATCTTCATAAAATTCACATGTGGCTTCCATGATTGATTCATCTTTTGAGAGTTTGATAATTTCTTGATAAATTTTTTTGGAAGTAGATTTTTGTGATGTTTGATATCGTTTCAATGCTTCCTCAGATTTTTTATTAGCCAAAGACAGATTTTCAGGATCCAACTTATTCAAAGAATTGACAAAAACAGTTTTAATTTCTTTCCAATTTTCATCATTTATTCCTAAATTTGTTTCATCTGATGGAGCTTCACTTTCTTCTGAAACTAATGAGTGAGGAAACCATATATGTTTGAGTTTTTTGGCATAATCAGAGCGAATTTTATTTGCTGACATTGATATTATATTATTTAATGTACTAAAGTCATAAAAAATTTCAATTTTTTAGTATTAAACTTCTATTTCTGAATTATCTGGATATAAATCTTTTTCAATTAATTTAATAGATCCATCTGTTAATTCCGATAATTTTTTAGCATCTGATTCATTGTAAATAAGTAATTTAATAGCATTAATTTTATATGCTTTATAATTGGGATAAGTACGTTGATTAGATTCATCTACAAATTTAGTATGTGAATTATTTAGATCGCTTAAAAATTTTTCTAATCTATCAACATATTTATCTCTCAGCTTACATTTGTTTTTTTCAAATGAAATATTTATTTCATCTATGTGCATATCAATTAATTGTGTTAACATATCATTCTTTCTTACAGATATAAATTTTTCACCATTAAATATGTATGCAATGTCATCTTTCATATTTGTGATATAAATATTACTATATTCTGGAAAATCTTTATTAAAATGTATTTGTTTTATGGATTCTTCCAATGATAAGTATTGTTTATTAAGAATTTCTCTTTGTTGTTTATCTGATAATAAACCATCATAACTTAAGTTACCAAATTTAACAAATGTATTATTTATAATTGTATTATTATTATTACTATTGATTAATTGTTTATTAATTTTTTGTAGCGTTTTAGGAGCGTCTTTAGACAAAGTCTAAAGCCTCGTGGTTCTTTGAACCAGGATGAATTTTGGCATTTTTATTCATTAAATCCATTAGCATTGATTTAACTTCTTTAATCTCTTCTGATTGTTTTTCTAATTTTTCTTTTAATATTTCATTTTCTTGTCTATAATTTATTTTTGATTCTATAAAATTACATTTTTGTTCATGTTTCCATTTTCCTTGTTTAAATTTAAAGTTTTTATTACATTTATTACATATATATTGTTTTGTTTTTTTTTTATTATATTCAAATGGTAAATTTTCACAAGTATTTAAATGAAGAGTTAATTCGTAATTATTAGTAAATACTTCTTCACAATATTCACATTCACAAATATTACATTCTTTAATTTCAGGAATAACTTCTAATTCTTTTGATTTTAATTCTTTTTGTAGTAGTTTTATTATTTGTTTTATTTCATTTAAATTTTCACATTTATATATTTCTCTTTTAATATTATATTTTTGAAGCTTTATTTTCAACAAATTATCAGCTTGTTTAATATTTTTAATTGGAAAATAACAATGGATTCTAGGTTCTAAAACAGCACCACATCTATAATCTTTCATGCGATTATATAAATTTGTGGTTATTCCTATTTTATAGTAGTGTTTCAAACTAAAATCAGTTTGTATAATGTAAATATCTCCCCCATTATCTTTAGAATATTTATTTTTTCCAAATGTATCAATTTTAAAAGTAAATACATTATTATGTAATACACATGGTACACACTTAGTTTTAACATGTTTGTCGAGTTCTTGTAAAGTATTAAAATATTTTATACAATTTTTACATTTGTATTTATTATCTTTATTTTTAATTATTTTAGTATTTTCACTTAAATTTTTTATTATTTTAGTGTTTTCATTTGAATCTTCTATTTTTTCATAATTACATTTTTTCATGTGTTTCCATAATCCAGATCTATTTTTATAACTTTTGTTACAAATTTTACATATATAATCATCAATAGATTTGTTACCAGATGTTTCCATATAATTATTATAATATATTATCTTATATATTTTTTAAATGGAAACATGGAAACGGTTTCCGGAAACATATTTAAACATGCGGAGAGAGAGAGCGCGGAAAAAAAGTTAATTGGTCTAAAAATATTTGGTAAAATAATAAATTAATTCTTGTAAATAAAGAGTATTAACTTAAAACTAATGTAAATACAGATTGTAAAAATTGATCTACTGAAATTAAATAATCTCGTTTTCTAGTAATAGGTGCTGGGTATTTATGTACTCTCGTAGAATAAAATTCTTTAAAATTCTTATTATTTGATTTGTCATATGATAAGTATTTTAACCATAACCAATTGCAAGTTTCTTTCTTATGTTTGATATCAACAAATAAAAAATAATTAAGATAAGGAAGATCTTTTCCACAATCACGAATGTCGCAAGTTGAATAATTAATTTGACAATGATAAAAGTCATCAAGATCTTTTTCTAGTCGTCTATTATCTTCTAACATAAATTTTATTGCTGCATCAATTTCATCCGAATGACGATTTTGTTGAATTTTATATTCTAGCAATTTTCTTCTTAATTCTGTGACTGTTTGAATTACAGACTGATTGGAGTTAGCTTGACCATGTAAATACATTAAACACGATTCAATAAATTCTTTATTTTCAATATAGATAACATTTGACATTGTATTAACAATGATACTAATAATTGATTTGAAATTTTTATTATTAATACATAAATAACCATCTTTTGAATTTGAAAATTGAGTCATTGTACATATTTGTGATAATTTTACTTTTCTCAAAATTTCGTTTGAAAATTGCTTACGATCTAAATTATTTGTAAGTTTATTTAAAATACTATCAGATAGAGATCTTAACATGATTATTTCAGGACATTTTATTTTAACACCATTACCAGAATTAAAAATAATTTCAATAAATCTAGATTTTTTAAATTGTGTACATGACACAAAACCAGGTGTTTGTCTATTCATTTCATTAATTTGATTAATAAAATTTAATAAATTTTTTATGTTTTTACCAACAGGTTTACGATTCATTGTTAATTCAAAGAGATTCATTGATTGAGACATTGTATAGAAATTTTATGATTGATATGATAAAAAATATCAATTTTTTTTTATTATAATTTAAGATTTATATATTTACTAATTATTTAATATAAATTTATGACAGATTGCATTTATTAGTTAAAAATAAAAGAACAATCAATGTGTTAATATAATTTAACTGTTTAATGATGATAACTATGAATTGATTAAAACAAAAGATATAACTAAATTGGTGACTATTTAATTTATTTATTAAAAAACATTATTTAATGATTTTTAATTAATAATTTTATTTGATGGTTTCACATCTAGCACAAAGGACGGAGATTCATATCAGGTTCATAAGTGCTATTGTTCCATGGACTGACGGTGAATTTGGGGTTGGGAACAGTACCTCTAATATCATAAGATGCATTCTTGAGGGATTGTCCAACAGTGTTAATACCGATGACATAACGTTCAGTGTTAATTAATTTATCATCATTGATATTAAATTTGGCTTGTGAGAAATCGGTATCAAACCATTGTTTATTAATTTCTTTGGGTAAGAAATCTTTAGCATTATATTTTTTAACATTGTTTTTATTTATATCGACTACGTCGGGACGAGCTTGTTGAGGAATGGGTCTTTGAAATGCTGCATCAAGAGAGGCTCCATCTTGATTTATATCAGAAGGTTCAAATTGGAAGACATCCATTTGATTACCACGTACTTCAGATCTAGGAGTTTCTGATTTAGGTACTTGTCTTCTAGATTTAGGATCTTGTCTTCTAGATTCAGAAACAATACTTCTTACTACTTCAGATTTAGGGGTTTCAGATTTAGGAGTTGCAGATTTAGGGGTTTCTGATTTAGGGGTTTCTGATTTTGGGGTTTCTGATTTTGGAGTTGCAGATTTAGGGGTTGCAGATTTAGGGGTTTCTGATTTAGGGGTTTCTGATTTAGGTGTTGCTGATTTAGGGGTTTCTGATTTAGGTGTTGCTGATTTTGCATCTTGAGTAAAACATTCACCAACAGTCTTTGGTTTAGTTAAATAATAAATTAAGAAACCTAATGCTACTAATAATAAAACTGTGGACAGTGTGTTATCTTTGGGCATTTGTTCGGGCATTTAGATATATCTAAAGTTAGAAAAAATTTATAGATTTTAAATTTTTTTTTGAAACTAGTTTTTATCATCAAATTTAATTAATCAATTATGTCATAATTTTCTGAACTATCTGAATTAAAAATATATTTATTTTTAATAATAATTTTATTTATTATACTATTTTTTTGTTCTGTTTTTTTTAAGTAATTATTTGCATTATTATAATTAGTTTCATCTAGTAATTTTAATAATTTATTTACATCATTACTTTCATTTGGTTTTGAATTAATATTTTCATAAATTTGAATTAAATCACCTACTTCTAAATTTGATAAATTAACTTCTTCATTATTTTCATTATATATTTTAAAATCAACAGATCCTTTTATTATTTTTGAAGTAAAAGTTTGATTATTTTCAGATTCAATAAAAAAATTATTTTTATCTATATTAATTAATTTGATTTTTATTTTATGTTTTATTGTATTCATTAATAATATCTAATATTTATTAAAAAAAAATAACGAATAAAATTTAATGTAAGAGTTTTTGTAAAACTCTAAACATTGGATAATATTTTATTATAAAACTTAAGTTTTATAATAAAATTGAATTAAAATATTAATAAATATTATTTATATATTTAATGAATTATACTTATGATAAAGTTATTAAAAGAGTTCATCCAGAGTGGTTAAATTTTTTTGAATCAAATAAAGATGAATTAGAAATAATATTTGATATAATAAATAAAGATATAACAGAAGGTAAAACAATTTTTCCATTACCTAAAAATTTATTAAGAACTTTTTATTATTTTGGACCAAAAGATACTAAATTAGTAATACTTGGGCAAGATCCATATATTAATTCAGAAATTTGTTCAGATAAGAAAGTACCACAAGCTTGTGGAATGTCATTTGGTGTTCCAAAAGCTCATAAAAAAATACCTCCATCATTACAAAATATTTTTAAAGAAATTAAAAACTGTTATCCAGAATATAAAATACCAAATCATGGATTTCTAAAAAGATGGATTAGAAGGGAAAAAATACTATTACTAAATTCAGCTTTAACAGTAATTGAATCAAAATCAAATAGTCATCAACACTTATGGACAAAATTTACGGATAAATTAATTAAATATATTAGTGAAACAAGCACAGAAACTATATTTTTATTAATGGGAAATTTTGCAAATAGTAAATCAAAACTAATAGATAATAATAAACATAAAATATTTACAACAGTTCATCCATCACCTTTGTCGGCATATAATGGTTTTTTTGGATGTCATGTTTTTTTGAAAATAAATCAGTATTTAGAGGATAAAAATATAATACCAATTAAATGGTAAAATAAAAATATCTAAAATATAATATATATATGTTTGGTATAGAATCCTATAAAAATAAAGATGAACTTCTCGAAGAACAATATAAAGCCAAGTATTTAAAATACAAACAAAAATATCTTGAACTTAAACAATCCGGTGGTCAATTTAGTTTACGTAGAATGTCAAGTTTGCCAAGTTTACCAAGTAGTACATATGCTTATTTAACTACTGAATCAAAAGCTGCACAATTAGTTGGTTTGTTTAATAAATGTAAAAAAAATAGCGAAAATCCTATTGAAGTTAATGTAAATGATGTTAATTTAACTACTAATATAGATACTGTAATTAATTTTGAAGATACTTCAAAGAAAACTGAGTTCGAAACATTGGTTGCATCCAAAAAAAATGAATTCCAAAAATTAATAGAATCAAAAAAGAATAGTTATACAAATGAATTTAATAATTTTCTTACTAAATGTAATACTACAAATTCAAGTGAAATTGTAAATTTATTAAATGATGAAGCTTATAAAATTAAGAAAGGAACTAATAAAATTGAATTAATTCATAGTACATCACTTATAGATAAAGCAAAAAAACAAGCTGGAACACAACTAAAGAAAAATTCAAGTACAATATATAATAAGACATCATTTGTAAATGAAGATGCAACAACTTTTAAAAATTTATTAGAGTCAATAAAGACAGGTAATCAAGGATATGCAAATTATACTGTTCCAACACATTATGTTTTAATAGATGAATCACTCACTTCTTATAAATTAGTAGGTGATGGACTACCAAAACCTATACCTCAATAATATATTTATACAATAAAATTATTGAATTAAAAACTGAAATATATATAAACTATCTAAAGAGATATTAACTCTATAAATAGCTTATGAAAAATATAGAGAAGTACTTGGATATGAGTGATGAACAACTCGATAACCTTTTAATGGGTGTCGATCTGGATAATAAACCAGATGTTGAACAATCAACAGTAGTTTGTAAAAATTGTAAAAGTCCAAATTTGGTAATTGATAATACCAAAGGGCATATGGTATGTACTGATTGTGCCGTTATTAATGAAGAATATTTGGATGAAAATCCAGAACTAACAAGTAATGACGGTGAAGGCAGTAATAATTCACGATATGGTGCACCATCAAGTTTCTTCTTTCCAAAGGCATCATTGGGTACAAAAATAGTTTCCAAAGGTTACAATCGTTTAAGTTTATTACAAAAGCAAGGACAGATGCCATATAAGGAAAAAAGTTTGATGGATGTTTTAGAGACAATTCAATCAAAATGTAAAAAATACGGAATTACACAAACAATTATTGATAGTGCAAAAATTTTATATAAAAAAGTTTCTGAGTCAGTTCATTCAAAAGGAAAAAGAAAAGGCAAAAATATCATAATGCGTTGTATCAATCGTAGAAGTATGATAGCAGCATGTTTATTTCATGCTTGTAAATTACAAAAAGAAACTAGATCACCAAAAGAAATAGCCGATATTTACGATTTAGAAATTAAGCATGTTAATCGTGGATGTAGGAAATTTTGTGATATCATTGATTCCAATACTTTATTCCATCAAATTAAAAGTTCTCAATCATCTGATTTCATTGAACGTTTTGCCAAAAAATTAAATATTGATAAAAAATATATTGATATTTCAAAAGATGTATCATCAAATATTCATAAATTAGATTTAGCATCTACTCACGAACCTCCATCTGTAGCAGCAGGATGTATTTTATTAGTGACACAATTTTATAACATTCAATTATCCAAAAAACAGATATCAGATATTTTTGGAATTAGTGATGTTACTATTAGTAAAACATTTAGAAAAATCTGGCCCTATCATAAGATTGTATTAAATAATAAAATAACAGAATTAATTTTAGAGAAAAAAAATGTAACGAGTAAAACTTCATCTGATATAAACAAAAATAATTTAATTATTAATAATGATTCTGAATCTGAAGAAAAACCACAGAAGAAATCTATAAAAGGTGATAAAAAAGAATTAATAATTAATGAAGATTCAGATGAAGATAACTCAGATAATGATTACGATAGCGATAGTGATGAATATGATGAATCTGATGAGGATACTGAAAATAAGAAAGAATTTGATGTTTAAAAATTATTTATATGTATATCTATTTATATATATGAATAATAATTATAAAAATCTTTATTTAAAATATAAAAGTAAATATTTAACTTTAAAATTATCATTTAATAATCAAAGAGGTGGTAATAATATTGATAAATATTTAGAAGATTTAAATGAAATGAGAAATGAAATGGAGCAATTAACAAATAAAATTAGAGAGATTGAACCAGAATTTTCAACAAAAAATATTTATTTATGGGGTAATAATATAAATCAACCAGCTTATCAATATGTAAAAACATTACAAGATTTAATTAGTAAATTTAATAATTATTTAGAATCAAATGATATTCCTATAGATTATTATAATCTGGATTTATTTTATACTAAAGAATTTGTTGAGTCAATAGAATCTATGAAAAATGATTTAACGTATGATAAATTAACAGAAAAATATAAGTCGAGACAATATTTTTATACTATGGATGAAACAAATTTTAATGAAATATTAGATGCTATGATATTAGAATTTAATATTAATAATGAAAAAGATATAGAAAAAATATTTAGATCTGCTCTTTTGGGATTTAATAAAAATTATATATTTGGGTATATGGTTTTATTTAGATTTGCAATAGTTAATAAAAGACAGTTATCAGTAATAAATAATAATATTAGTTATTTAACATTCCTTTCAATTCATTCATCTTTAAATAATTCATTAAATTCAGAAGAATATGTTGGAATCTTAATAAAATTAATAAAGGAATATATAATGTCATTTCCAATAAAAAAATTAATAACTATAAAAAATCCAATTGATTTTAATAAAAAATTTGAATTAAAATCTGAAGTACCATTTTATGAATTAAATGAAAAAATAGAATTAATTAATAGTTATGATGCAAAAAATAATGTAATAATTTATAAATCAGGACAAATAAAAGGTATTGAAAGAATAAATTTAGATGATATAAAACAGATTATATATACATTAGTAAGAATACCAACTTACAAATCAAATTAAGATTTCATCTATAATATCTACTTTATGTAGATTCGATTAAGATTTCATCTATAATCTCTACTTTATGTAGATTCGATTAAGATTTCATCTATAATATCTACTTTATGTAGATTCGATTAAGATTTCATCTATAATCTCTACTTTATGTAGATTCGATTAAGATTTCATCTATAATCTCTACTTTATGTAGATTCGATTAAGATTTCATCTATAATCTCATCTATGTAATCAAAATATTTAACTTTAAATTCATCATTAATTAAATTAGGATACTTATTTTTAACTTCTTCAATATCCTTTTCATTTTCTTTAGGTACGAAAACTAATTTAACACCAGCTTTTTTAGCTCCTGATAATTTAAAATTTAGTCCTCCAATTTTGGTAATTTTTCCTGTTAATTCAACTTCACCGGTCATTGCAATATCATTTCTAATAGGTTTAGATAAAATTCTTGATATGAATGCACTAGTAAATGCACAACCAGCACTAGGTCCATCTTTGGGGGTAGATGTAGATGGTGCATGAACATGAAAGCCAAATCTAAATTTTTCCATCAAATGATTATCTAAATTTTTAATTTCCGGATATTTTTGTTTATTTCTTCTTATATAATCAATAGCAGCAGTTAATGAACAATGTACAGATTCTTTCATAACATCTCCTTGTTTACCAGTTAATTTAATTTCATAAGTATTTGTGTTAGCTGAAAAATTATTAAAAATTTGAATAGGAATTATACCACCATCACCACTAGATGTAGCATAAAGACCATTAATAATACCAATAGAAGATTTATCATGAATTTTACAATTTTCATTTTTAGGTTTATCTAAAATTTTTATTATAGTTTCTTTATCAATTTTAATTTTCTTATTAGAATTTCCTACTTTTAATCTTTCTAAATTAATAGTTAGAAAAATCTGTTCTATTTTTCTTTTAATTGAACGAACACCGGCTTCATTAGTATAATTTTCAATAATAAATTCAATTAAATCATCAGGTATATTAATCCATGATTCATTTTTTAATCCTACAGATTCAGCAATTTCTGGAATAATAAATTCTTTAACAATTTTAATTTTTTCATTAATAGCATAAGCACTAACATCTATTTGTTTTAATCTATCTAATAAAATGGGATCAACTAAATTAGAATCATTATAAGAAAAAATCATGATAACTTTATCTAATGGAAAATCAACTCCTTGAAAAAATCTATCTTGAAATGTTTTGTTCATATTTGGATCTGTTAAATGAATTAATATACTTGTAATTTCATTAATTGAACCATGTTTAGAACATGCCTTGTCTAATTCATCAAAATATAAAATACATCTTGATTTTCCCATTTCTACCATTTTTTTAATAATTAATCCAGGTTGTGATCCAGAATAAGTATAACCATGACCATGTAATAATTCACCATCATTTTGTCCACCTAAAGTAATTTCAGCAAATGGAATCCCTAATGCTTTACTAACCGATTTAGCTAACAAAGTTTTACCAACACCAGGAGGTCCTACTAAACCAAAACTAGTACCTTGACTTGAAGGATTACTAATCCATTTACCAATTGTTTGTAACAAACCTTTTTTTGCTTCTTCATGACCATATGATAATTTTTTAAGTTTATCTTCAATTTCTGATAAATATTCTGAAGATTTTTCAGGATTAGAATTAATATTTTGAAAGAAAGCATCGTCTTGATTTGAAGGCCATGGATAATTTAAAATATGTTTAACAAATGTTAGTTGTTTATAATATTCATTATTATAAGATTTCATTTCTTCTATTTTTTCAAGTGTTAGAGATTTTATAGAAAGTGGTATATTTTTATTAGTAACTAATTGTTTTTTATAATCAATATCATCAGATGTTAATGATTTAATTTTATCTAATTCAGATTTGATATTATTATGAGATTTTTTAATTTTAACTAATAAATAATAGGGTAGTCTTTGACTTATTAAATTATAAATTTGAGGACTAGCTGATTTTTTTTCTTTGGTTAAACCTAATAATAATCCAGCAATATCTGCATTATCTGAATTACCTAATAATAATAGAAAAATAGATTCATACATTTTCTTTATTTCAGAACCTTTAGAAATAAAATCTTTCATTATATTAACAAAACTAGAACTAGTTACTTCCATGTATTTCTGATAAGATTCTTCCATATATTTAATATAAGTCTTAGATCCTTTTGAATATAAATTACCTAAATAGTCATATCTAATAAATTTTTTAATAAATTTTGAATCAATAGAACTTTTGGATAAATCAGATAAAACTTTTAATTTTAATTTTTGAAGAATTGGATAATTAATTTGAGATGTTTTATTATAACATGAAAGTGTATCATTTAAAAAATATCCTTCAATTTTCAAATATTCAGTAGAACTTGATAAATTTTTAATCCATAATTCTCTTGATAATTCCAACAAATCATTTTCTTCAAATTTTATAGGTAGTCTCCAGTAATATTCTTCGTTATGATTTGATACATCATAATAGTTAATTTTAGTTGGAACAAATATTTTTTTAATTTCATTTAATATTTGTTGTTGTTCTATCGAAATATCAAATTTATTATTATAAATATCAACTAAATCTACAATGTTATCATAACCAGTATCGTTAATAATTTCTAATAATTCTTTTTCTTGTTCAAATAGAGGAAGTTTATCAAATGATTTTTTTAAAATATTTATCATATTTTCAATCATAAAATTATTATCAATATCTAAATCAAATAAATTTATTAATTCGCTTATTTTTAAATCTAAAATATGCTTATTATCTAATTTATCAATTATAAAATTATTATATGACGTATTCAAATTTTTTGAAATTAAAAAAATATTACCCAAAATTTGATTTTTTTCATTAAAATCAATAATATTATTCAAAAATAAAAAATTAATATGTTTTTCTAATCTAAAAATTATTTCTGTCAAATATTTATATCTTTTTTGTAAAATATGTAATTTGAATAATTTGATTTTATTATTTTCTAAAATATTCATTAAAAATCTAGAGATTTAAATTAAATGATTATCTAAAAATATTCGTTTAATAAAAAATAAATAAGAGTCGTAAAAATATATTTAAACAAAGCAAATTATATATAAAAGAAATTAAACGCACTTAAACAAAAATTAAGTGTGTTTGATTTAAAAAAATAATCTATTAATAGAGTATATAATAGAATGCCCGGTAAAAACTTAAAACAAACTACTCAAAAATCCGAACCCGTTGTTGTTGAAGCAACTCCTCAAAAAGGCGGTAAGAAATCAACTAAAGTTGAAGATACTCCTGCTCCTGTTGTAGAAGCAGCTCCTCAAAAAGGTGGTAAAAAAACTTCTACTAAAGTAGAAGCTACTCCAGTACCTGCTAAAGTAGAAGCAGCTCCTCAAAAAGGTGGTAAAAAAGCAGCTCCTGTTAAAGTAGAAGCTACTCCTGCTAAGGGAGTAAAGAAAGCTCCTGTTGCAGCAGCTAAAACTGAAGCTAAAGGGGGAAAGAAAACAGCTACTCCTAAAGCTGAAAAGAAACCAGCTAAAAAAGTAGAAACAGATGCAGAAGCTGAAGGAGAAGAAGGTGATCGACATGTTCGTTCATTCAAGGTACGTCTTCCTGGTAAAGAAGAATTTGAAGGACGTTTTACTGGTTTAACTCCTTATCAAGCAGCTAATAAAGCTCTTTCTAAATATTTCCGTGAAACTGAAAAACCTCAAACTAAAATCACATTTAGTATTTGTGAATCAACTCGTAAATCTAAAAAAGCTGTTTATACCTATATTGGTCAACGTCAAAAACTCGACACTCCAGTTAGCTATAAAATTCAAGATGGACGTGAAATTGTTAAGAATTTCAAAAACTCTCTTAAAAAAGTTAAGAAATCAGAAGTTTCAGAATCTGCATAAATAAGTCATTCTTTTTAAGTAATGATTATAAATAGAATATAATTTTCTTGTAAAAAGATAATTATTATCTTAATAAAATATTTCTAAACTATTTTAATGAATATTATAGAAGCAAAAAAAGATAAAATATATAATAAAATGAAATATTTATCAAATAAATATTGGAAACTAGATACATCTAAACGTAAACAAGATAATAAATTTATTGAAGATGAAAAAGAACTTTTAAAGATAGGTCATGAAATCTTTGATAATTTTGGTCTAGAAAAATCCAATGTAAAGTTATTTGCTGATATTTGTTCTGCTCCAGGAATGTATTCTAAAATTATTCTAGATAAATATGAAAAAACTACTGGAATTGGAGTTAGTTTACCAGTTGATGAAGGTGGATTTCCATATACAATTACTAATTCAAGATATAAAATTTTTTATAGAAACATTCTAGATAAAACCTACAAACTAAAACTTACTCAACCATTAAAATTAGATTTAGCATTAGCTTCATGTGTTAATTATCAAAATAATACTGAAAATACTTTTTATTTGAATTTAGAATTAATTATCAAAAGTCTTATGATACTCTTTCCTAATTTAAAATCTGGTGGTAACCTAATTATTAACTTAACAAATAAAAATGTTGAACTATCATTTAATATTGTAAAAATATTAAGTAGTATGTTTAAAACATTTAAACTATGGAAGTCTTCGAATGTATGGGCAACAAAAAACACATTTTATTTTTTTGGTTATGATTTTAAAGAAAATTATTCTCCTGAAATTTTTTCTAACATAATAGAAAAGATAAAATACAAGCATGAACCTATTAATAATAGATTTATTGGAACTCAAGATGAATATACAAAAATATATAATCAAATGAAAAATATTTATATTGTAAGAATTAAAGCATGGGAAAAATTAATTGAAAGTCAAAAATAAAAAATATTTGATTCTAAATAATACCGCTGTAAAAATTGCTTATAAAATACTTGGAATTTATATTTAATTAATTTTTGTAAGTGTTAGATTGTAAAATTATGTTGTAAAAATTGATATTAATAAATATTGGCACATTTTATTAATATTCTAATGACTAATTTATATGATGTTGTTATGTTTCATTATCCATGTCAGGATGGTTTAACTTCTGCATGGATAACTAATTATTATCATAAATCTAATAACAAGATAATTGAATTATATCCTATAAAACACGGTGATCCTTATGATTTTTCACGATTAGAAAATAAAAAATTAATAATTTGTGATTATGCTCCATCCTTAGAAATATTAAATGAATTAGAAACAAAATGTTGTCAAATAAAAATTTTAGATCATCACATAACAGCGAAGGAATCATTACAAAATAAATCATATGCTACATTTGATATGAATAAATCAGGAGCTGGGCTAACATGGGAATACTTTTTTCCTGATATCGAAATGCCGTTATTTATTAAAATGGTACAAGATAGAGATTTATGGAAATGGTCAATACCTAATTCAAAAGATTTTACATCTGGGTTATTTACATTGTGGGATAGTTGTGATTATTATGATTTTGACAAAATATTTATGATGTTTGATAATATTTTTACTGATCAAAATATGTTTAACTTTTGTATGGGTATTGGTGAAGTTGTTAATCAAGCTAATTGTCAAAAAGCAAAAGCAATTGCTGAAGCAGCTAGCAAACGAATTGATAAATTTATGGGAAAAAATGTTTGCATTGTAAATTGTTCAGTAGAATATGCGTCAGAAGTAGGAAATATTTTAAGTTCTATGGATTCAATTGATTTTGCAGTTATGTGGACATACAAAAATCCAACTGAATCTTTTAATGTAAGTCTAAGATCATCGGATAAAGTAGATGTTAGTAGAATAGCTAAAGCATATGGTGGAGGTGGTCATCCTAATGCAGCAGGATTAACAACAAAAATATTTCCACCTGTTCTATTTAATAATCCTATTATATTGTAAAAATTGAATAAATATTTTATAAGTGTTTAAATTAATTTATAATGCAAATGGAACACGAAAGAGATAAATCAATTGAATGCTACACATGTGGATCAACCATTATATCAAAAAATCATTCTGATAATTGCGAAACTGTTCAAATGTATCAAATTTTAGAGGAAACACTTTCTGATAACTTTAAACCAATGATGACATGTGGTCTAGGTGGTTGTCATGCTTTTATTATGATAAATAAAAATACCAAACATCTTATTTTTATTCATCATCCATTTTTTGAAATGATAAAAATTATTTTTAATATGTATTATAATATTACAGATAATTTTGTTGTTATTCTTAAAACACCAGGTACGTATGTTAAAGAAGAAGATGATAAATACTGGAAAATGAAATCAGAAAATGAATTTGATCAAAATAAATTTTTGGGAAGATCAAATGTCGAAGTAAATATTGTTCCATATAGTTTAAGTCAATCAAGTGGTGATATTTTTAATTCAACTCTTTATTGTAATTATAAAAATAAAAAATTTGAATATACTGATTCTCAAGGTAATATTAATTACATTAATTTATAGGTTATATATTTCTTCGCATTTTTTGTTTAATATTTCTAATTGTTCTTTCCAATTTATTTCAATAGAATTTTCATTTAACAAATTAATAGTAAAATTAATTAATTCAGATAAAATAATATTTTTATCTCCAAGATCAATATTACCAGTTTCAGTTTCAGATTTTAAATACATACATAAATTATTTAATTCTTTTTTATAATCTCTATTATCAATATTTTCATTATCTTCTTCTAATTGTTCTAATAATAATAACTTTTCATTAATATAATCAATAGAAACATTTTCATATGTTAATTCTTCTAATACTGGATTTAAGAATTCACCCCATTCAGGATTTTTAGCTAATAATATACCTATTCTATTTTTAAGTTCTAATTTTCTATCATTATAAAATAATTTTTCAATACCATCCATTTTATCATCTGATTGTTCTTCATAATTTGGAATAACTGAACCAATTAAACCATATGACTCTTGAAGAGAATTTAATGTTTCTATTAATTGAAAATTATTCATACTTTCTAAATTTTCTTCAATTTGTTTAAATTTATCTAACATTTCATTTTTATCTGTTTCATTTATTAGATCATTTATTTGAAGATTAATTAATGAATTTTCAATATGTGTTTTTATTAAATAAATATTTTGATTTCTAATTAACTCTGATTCATCTGCATCTGCTAAACTATTTGCTTGTGTAATAATTTTATCAATATCATCACTATTTATTTGTGGAATATCTTTAATTAATATATTCTTTTCAACTCCTGATTTTCTATCAATAATAATTATATTTATTATAGAATTTAAATCAACTTTAAATGCAATTTCAATAATTGGAACACCACCAGCTGATACTTTATCAAATATAAATTCACCAATTAGAAAATTTTTATTAGCAATCATTCTTTCTCCTTGATAAACTTTAATTTTAATGCTTGTATCACCAGGTGAATCTGTTGTGTATTTTTGTCCTCTTTTAACCGGTAATGGAGTATTCTTTGGAATAATTATTGAATAAGATCCATCAGCTAATTCAATACCTAAAGATAATGGTAATACATCCATTAAAACAACTCCATCATTGGTTTGATATTTATTTTCAATAATACCAGAATATAATCCTGCCCCTTCAGAAACAACAGATTCTAAATTTGGATGAATCCATGGATTTTTATTAGTTATTTCTTTTATTGTTTTCTGTAAAATAGGAATTCTACTGGTACCACCTACTAAAATAACCCAATTAATATTTTTATGTGATTCTAAAATATTTTTTAAAGTATCTTCCACTTTTTTAATTAAATCATTCGAAAGATTTTCAAATTTAGTTTTCGTCAAATTATAATTAATTTTTTTATCAATCAAATTATTTATAGTTATTTCATAATTATCTAAATAAGTTAGTTTTTCTTTTATTTTTTGTGACTGATTCCATAAAATAGTTTCATTAATTTTTAATTCCTTTAAATTATTAACTCGTATTATATCATCAGCTATTAATTTAGTAAAATTATTTCCACCTAAATCGTTTAACCCTTCACTATGAATAACTTCAAAAAATGTATCTAATTTTTGTAAAATAGTAAAATCCATAGTACCACCTCCTGTATCAATTACCAAAATTTCTTCTAATTCTCCAGATGAATGAGATAATCCATAAGCCAAAGCAGCAGCTGAAGGTTCATTAATAATTCTAATTACTTTAATACCAACTGCTTGATAAGCTGATCTAATTATCTCGCGTTGATTATCATTAAAATTAGAAGGTACAGTAATGACAGCCTTAATTAATAAAGTATTATCTTTAAAATTTTTATAAATTATTTCAGTTAAATGTTTAAAGAAAATAACTAATATATCATGATGTGAATATGATATATCATCTGAATTAAATTTTAAAAAAGAATTATCACCGATGGATATTTTAAAACTATGTATAACATCAGTAGTATTAACTGGAATATAATTACCACAATAAATTTTATCATTAAATTTAGCTATTTTGGATGGAATAATTTTAAATATTCCATCTAATAAAATATTAGCTTTGTTATTAGTAAAATGAGTAATAACTGTATTGGTTGTACCAAAATCTATACCTACTAAAATTTCTTTATTATCAATATTCATTAATATATAATAAATAAATTTATTTGTTTAAACTAATTAAATTTTATTTTTCCTTTTGAATTTAATAATCCAACAATTTTTCCTGGTTTATTATCAACTATATCATATAATTCATTTGTTTCTAAATCTCTTAAATAATAATTCTTTTTATATGAAGTTAATTCAAAACCATTAACATCTTCGAAATTTTCAACATTAAATACTGAATTTACTTCTTTCTTAGTTTCAACAATTGATTCTTTAATTTGAGGTGTTTTTAATTTACTTATTTGATTTTCTAACTGTTGAATAATTAGGTTTTTATCATTAATTTGTTTATTTAATGATTGAACAAAAGATACTTTAGTTAAATTATTCAGTTCTTCACATTTTTCTTTTAATTCATTATTTTTTATTTTTATATCATGATCATATTTTTTTTTGAAATTCTCTAATTCTTTATTTTTATTTGATAATTCATCTTCTAAAATATTAATTTTATTTAATAAATCAGTATTAGTATCAGATAAAGTTTCAAAATTATTAGAATTACTAATTTTTTTTGAAAGGTTATAAACTTGACTAATTAATGTATTAAGTTGTTTTAAATCATTCATTAATAATATATAAAAAATTGTTTTTATATCTTGTTAATATCAATTTTTTAATATATAATGGAAAATAATTATGTAGAAATAAATTATAAAAATAAACCTGTTCAAGTACTTAGATATTTATCAGAATCTAATTCACAATTTAATGCTAAATTAGATTATATAAAAAAAATAGAAAATAAAGATGTAGAATGGAAAGAAGCAAATAGATTATCTAAAATATGGCATTGTGTTAAATTTAGAAATTGTAAGTATT